TACCTGCCTAATATAAGCTTCAACGATTAGAAGGAAACAAGCAAAGAAAAAACAATCTCTCCCCCCTCAAAACCCGCCCTTCCCCAGAAGGGCATTTTTCTTCCTACCCCGCGCAAGCCTCTCTACGATCCCGCCAGCACCGTCGTATTCCCTACCACAGCAGTATTCTGAGCCCATTGGAGATAGAAGTTACGGTTCGAACCATCACATTTCACCAACGCGTCAAACTACACAATCACATACAAAAACAAAAACCCGATGTTGTGATTAGTCAGGTTGATCGCAGAATAATTGATTTCCGCCTCATCGGCCGTGATATCGGCTTGAATGATCCCTTGCTCATCGCCAACGCCGATACGCGCGCAAAATCCAATCAATTGTCGTATGATAGTTATGTCAGAAGCGATCGGTAGAGAAAGTCGTAGCTTGGTTGCCCCTGTAGCCGTCGGATTAACCGCACAACCTCCCCACACAATTACAAACACCCCGGTCCGCAAATAATAACAGGATTGTGCGGTGACGCCATCCAGATTTGTTACGGCAGTTACTATTGGCGTGTAGGTTCCATTATTAATATTCTGGACGATCCCCAACAGCGCTGCGAGTTGTGCCATCGTCACGTCCTCTGGGTCGCCGCTTCCTGCGGTATTGCGTCCCTTCACCGTGGCATTCGCCATATTCGCCAGCTTGGTATTATCCACTGCATCGGCAGCCAGCTTTGCCGTGGTCACAGCTAGATCAACTAACCCGGCGGTGGGAATTTGCGCTCCATCTCCGCTGGTGTGATTGTGGTCGGTTAGCCGATCCTTCACCGTCGCGTGGCTTCCAGCAGGATTTGTTCCCAACTCCCCCTCGACCGCCTCAACCGAATCCTGCAAATTATTGATGTCTGCAGCCAGATTGTAATCAATCCCATCCGTCTTGTCCGTGAACGTATCCAGCGATCCAGGATAAAGTGTCGTCATCTCTCACCTCATTTCAGTGCCGAAAGATTCTTCTGGCGCCTATATCCCAACGTCAAAAATCCAAAAATATGATGTATCACCCCCATGATTCAACGATCCGCCACTATTCTGCCAGAGGAATAGTTCGAAATATTCCCCCGCTGTCGCATCCACCAAAAAGCACAAATCCATCCGCGTCGCGATGCCATTTAGCGCCGCCTGAGAAACGCTTTTCTTATCATCATCCACGCCATTTCGATAGAGTTTCACCTCGCGGACACCGTTAGAATTTGCATCCCATCCGATTTTTCCGCCGATCAGATAATATCCAGTTCTAGGGATCGTGATGCGGCTTGGGTTTCCTGCTGCCCAAAATGCCGCAGTGTCAAATGTTTCTGACGGAAACGACGCTGCAGTATAGGATGCATTTGGTATAGACTGACTTGCCCCTCGACTCACCTGTGCGCCTCGCATTCCCTCCCACGCGGGTGCGCTCCCAGTCGAGCGCAAGATTTTTCCCGCCGCTCCAATTCCCAGCCGCGCAATGGATGATGCTCCATTTGCATAAAACAGGTCTCCACTAGCTTGGCTGGTCACCATCGCCACCGTCTGCAACAATGTAGCCATCGTATCCCATATCGGCGCGCTTCCTGTGGATTTCAGCACTCTGTTCGCCGCCCCAATCCCAAGCCGCGACAACTGATTTGCCGCGCTTGCATACGCCAGATCGCCAGCCGTTGTCCATACCCAGACCGCCTGAAAATTCGTCCGCACCCACGAATTCCAATTTGTCGCCGTCATCGTCTGTCCAGTCACCACTGCAGGCGGTTCTGTGTAAACAGCCATTATTGCACCTCCTCAGGATTATCCGTTGGTGTCTCGGTCGCAGGTTTAATGGTGAGCTCTAAATCCCTGGTCGCTGCCGCCTGCATCTGCTCTTGCAAAATAGGGATAAGCGCATTCTGTGTTCGTAAATCATCCATCGTCTCGCCAGGCAACCACGAACGATGCATCACCACAGGCTCGCCATTTACCACCCCCACCAGCGGGCGTGCTAAAAAGACTCGGTCAATCTCATTCGCTCCACCTCCATCCTCCAGCAGCCTCTCAAGGAGAATCGCCTCGATCTCCTCGATGTTCAGTGGGAATGCCACTGCTCTCAGTCGTCCCTTGGTCGCGCGGTTGCCGCAATTGAAACAGTAAAAGATCGGCTCGGTCGGGTCCACGGCCTCCGCTCCACCGCACTCACAATATGCAATCCACTGCCCGTGATTGATTTCAGCAACCACAGGCTTTCCCACAGGCGCACCGCCTACGAATGGTGTATCCAGCAACCGCCGCGCCACCATTTGTGCCGAAATCCTGGCGATCCGTTCCACCACACTCCGTACCCCCTCGCGCTGTGCATAATCTCTTGCCCGTATGATTCGATCCATTGCTCATCTCCATCTACCCCTCCCTATCAGGGAAGGGATCGGGGGTTAGGTTTAGAACCCATAAATCGTAGTTGTCCCGATCGTTGCGGGGAAGGTCCAATACATTCCACTTAAACTGATGAACGGCTCTAACAACCATTCCGTATCAACCACCATTCCCGATCGGTCCCGCCATGAATGTTTCAGCCATGCCACGCGGAACGTTCCATAAATCCCCAAATCAGGAATGTCAATATCCACCAGCGAGTTCAAATCCACACTAAACTGAGTCTCTGGCTGATCGGTCAATCTCACACGCAGGAATGCCCGACCAGACAGATACAACAACAGGTAATCCGCGAACCCAACCGCCACCATCGTGGACTGGATCCACGGGAGATCCAGTTCAAACGTCTGATTGATCGCCGCGCCTGAAACCGCCTCCTGGTACGTCGCGTTCGGCAAGTCAATCACGTCCCCGCGTAGTTTCATCAGTGTCAGATACGCGGTCGTGCCACCATTGTTCGTGATCACTAATTTCGCAGATTGTGAAAAATCCGTGATCGTAATCGAAATATTTGCTGTCAAATTAGTCCCCAACCCATCCGACTGGCTGTTAGCGGTATAGTCGGTCGTTGCCACAGGAGTCGTTACTGTTTTGGCTGGTACACTCTTGCTATTGTATGTAAAATCCGCCCATATTTCCAGACTTCCCCCAGCTGCAATGGATGGGATCTCCCGATATCGCCAGATTTCTGTCGCGCTTACCAACACGCGCGGATACACCCACACCCGCACCGTGTTCCGTACCACCTCCCAAGGTTGCGCCACGTCAATTCCCTGCAAAAAGTTTGTGCCCGTTAGGGATGCCGCGATCGTTTCAGCCGCGTTTCTATTTCGGAAAGTTGCCTTTCCATCCGCGGCGAGGAAGAACTGTCCCAGTTCGCTGTTCACCAGGTCATAGATCTCCATGTAGGCTGAACGTTTATCTGCCCACCAATAAGGCCGCACATCCACTCCAATATCTAAGTCACTTCCCCATGCCAACGGCCAACCGATTGAATTCAAAATATCTGCGATGGCCTGATCGGTACGATAATTTTGGTTTACTTCCATAGAAACGGATTGTCGAAGGAATCGCACTCCATCTTCGCCTGAGACCCGCGCCTGCCTTGCCCCGCGTGAATTCGGTTGGATATCGCTGATCATCCCAGCCATCACAGGATATAGATTCCCGCTCGGTGTCCTAACCCGCAGACGAAACAACCTCCCTGGCAGGATGTTCGGATACATGGGACTGGTCGTGTTATAAGGGTCATATCTCCCATCGCTGTTTTCCCAAATCCCCTCCAGCTTTCCCGTCTCCTGTGTCTCAAACCCTTTCCCGTCTGCGCGTATGTAATACTGCCTGCCGCGTTCCACTGTCAACGCCAAGAGTTTCCATGCATCGTTATCACCGCTGAAACTCCCGTCGTTGTCCCAATCAATATCCAGCCCCCAGGCCAGCCGATCTGGAGCTTCTGCTCCATATAGAGCACTTCCGAGAAGTACAGTTCCGTATCTCGGCATCTAGCCTTCCTGTTCCAATCGCCGCCGTACAGCCTCTGCTATCATCGGTGCCAACACCTGCTCGGCTTCAAAGCGGTCACCTAGACTGATCGCGGGAGCGTACGTGAACTGCATCATTACGCTTCGCCCACCGCCTCTCATACCCAGAGCAGGCATGCTCACTACAGGAGTCTCCATTGCCCCTACCAGCGCAGGTGCAAATGGGTCGCCTCCCAATATGTTTTTCCATCCCACCACCACACCCATTGCCAGAGGCTTGCCAATCATCTCCTCCATTAACTTTGAGGGGGACGAAATACCAAAAAATCCCGCCAGCACGTCTGCGATCGCCTGCCCGAAACTAACGATCTGGTCCAACGCCCAGCTCGCCAGCGATATCAACCCATTCACAATTCCCTGCACGATCGCCCTCCCCAACGACGCCCAGTCTGTTGTCGTAAAGAAATTCACGATTCCGTTTATCAAACCCTTCACCACCAACTTGATATTTTCCCAAGCTGTCTTGAGGATCTCGCCGATCAGATTCCAGTTGCGGTCCCAGATCTCGCGCAGGATCTCACCAAAGCGGGTCCAATCTCCGCTAAACGCCGCTTGAAACAAGGCAAATATGGATTTGATATTCTCCACAACCGTGTTGAAAACCAGTTTGACCAAGTTCCATGTGTTACTCCATATCTGCGAGAGTGCTCCCAATTTCCCGCTTGTCAGATCCTGGATGAACTGCATCCCGCCCTCAATGACTCCCTTCACAAAATCAATTACTGCCTTCGTCTTCTCCTGAATACCTCCCCAATTATTTTTCCAGGCTGCATAAAGCAACGCCGCGACGGCAATCACCGCTAGGATGATGGCGATCAATGGAAAAGTCAGAGCACCTGCGACTGCCGTTACCACCGGGATGATCGCACCGATGGCTGTGATCAATGTTCCCACGATCATCAACAGCGGTCCGATAACTGCCACAACACCACCGATGATCATGATCCATTTTTGTTGTTCAGGTGACAATGACTGAAATTTAGCCACCATATCGCTCGCCCACTGAGCAAACTGTAACGCATAGGGCAACAATTGCACTCCGAGCGCTGCCCCTACGTCTTTCAGCTGCGCTGTCAAAATACGCTGGCTGTTCGCTAGTCCGTCTGCCGTGCGAGCAAAATCTCCTTGCGCTGTGCCGGTCTGCTCCAGAATAATCGCATAGCGCGCCTGCAATTTTGCCGCTTCACTCAGCTCCCCACTTGTGTCTGCCAGACCCATTTCCAAAGCCTTAGCCTGAACGGCTGCCTCGGACAGTACTACACCATATTTTCTCAAAGGCTCCACCTGCCCAACTAAGCCAGATTGCATGGCTTGCAACACTTCCTCCGGGCTGGCATTGTTGAAAGACGCCAGATCGCTGGCAAGTTGTACCAGGCTCATGGACATCTCGGCTGCAGGTTGTTGACCCAGCCCCATCGTCACGAATAAATTGCCATAGGTCGCTGTCGCCGCCAATGCGCCTTCTTGACTTTGTCCCATTGAACTGGCTGCATTCTGGCTCCATGCTAGAACATCATCCGACATGCTTCCAAAAACAACCGACACTTTATTTTTAGTTTCCTCGAGATCACTGGCAAACTTGATAACAGCCACACTTGCTCCTGCAATCGGCAGGGTAACAAACGTGGACAAATTCCTCCCAATGTTTGCCATCGAAGTGCCGATAGTCTGCATGGATGCAGACAGACCCGTTGACCAGGAGCGCGCCTCCTGTTCGGTTTTCCGCATCTCTCCCTGGAATTGGGTTGCATCTCCCATTAAACGGATGACCAGCGTGGCGAGATCAGCCATTGTGTTTCTCCATCAATATCCTAAATAATTCTTTAGTGCGCTTCCAATGATCTTCGCCATCCTCAACCTGCTCCAAACCTGTGTCCCAACTCGGCATGAAATCCTGCAGCAGGAAGGGTTCCGGCTTCAGGTCCGCGTCACGATTGGCATTAGCGATCAGGCTGGCTAGCATGGCCGTACGCAGCCACTCGTCTCCGAAGGGCTCCAGGATGTAATACGCATTCCACTCCGCGAACTGCTTTCCGCTGATACTGGCTAACATTGCATCCACATCGGGACGCCCGAGCGTTTTCGCTAATCGATATGCAAATCGCCTGCGAGCGTCCCCTCGGAGTTTTTTAGCGAAGCCTGCATTGCATGGTTATCCATTCCGCTCAATCGCTGTGCAACCTGGAACAAGCGCGCCAGAACCTTCCCACTCTTCCTGCCGAGCGTTTCCACATCCTCCTGCTGGAACAATGGAAGGTTCTGGTCATTCACCAGCGTTCGTACCAGAAGGTCGGTCATGATGGTATCGGTGTGCAGGCGCTGAACCTTGCCGTTTGCATCCACCTCCACCAACCGACTCATGAACGTCTGTGTATCCTTTGCATTCAAGCCAGTCACGCGCACAGTCCCGTTCCATTCAGGCACGTGAACATCTTCATAGGGCAAATCGCTTGCCTGTAGAATCGCATCTCTAGTCAGGAATATGTCCATGGTGATCCTTTTCGTATACCTCGATAGTCGAGGAGGAACGGAGATCTGCTTAGAATGCCGTGATCGCGCCTGTCAGTGAGAGCGTCACATCTGCAGTAAGTTTGCCCTTGACGGGCGCTTTGAAACCGATCTCCTCCACGTATGCCGCGAAGCTAAAACCACTTGCATCCGGGAATGTGATCTTGAAATTGCGCAGAGTTTTGTTTGTCCAATCCGCCACCAGACCGGTGGTCTTATCGTGCGTCGCATCCGCTGAAACGAAATGCACCGGGAATTTCACCTGGTCGGAATCCTTCAAGGTGGGCTTGCGCTCAACGTACCCATTTGAACTATGGGTGGTGAAATCCTCCATGATCGCTTTCAGTTTCGGACCATCAATGTCTCCCACTTCAGCGATAGTGGCAAAGGTCTCCGGCGTCCCTCCATCCCCTTTCTTCAGCAGCGTGCCATGTGCAGAAATACCGCTTGTCATTGTTTATTCTCCTTTTGCTCCTTTCCCGTTGAGAGGCGGGTTAGAGTGCAATCACAGCGAACTTGATCGCCGCGTTCGAGGCTTCCAGATAGACCTTGCCATCCGATTGTGTCCAGCCCTGTGTCTTGACGCGGAATGCGGCAATATCGCCCGCAGCCAGCGAAAAAGCCGTGATGTCGCCTGGTCGGTTCTTATCATCCACCGCCGAGGAGAGAGTAATGGTATATGGGCTAGCGCCGCTGTTCCATGCCAGGATCAGATCGTCCCCGCTGGCCGCGAACTGATTCTTGTTCGCCACGTCTGCCGCATCAAACGTCAGATCCAGTGCATCTGCCGCTGGTTGCAGGCTTGGATATGGACCCAGCAGGGTGCTTTTGGTGAGGGATGTTCTAGCCATTTTCTTCCGTCTCCTTTTCTTCAGGTTTCATCATTTCTTCTGTGGGCGAAATGTTCTCCAGGTCAATCATGGTCTTAAGTGCCACTTCCGAATTATGCGCGTTGACCAGATGCTCAAGCAGTGCTATACGATCGAAGGAATCGAACGTACATCGTATGCATTGATAATGCGTGCGTCCGCTCCATTTTCCGACGCTAAATTCATCAGACACGGCAACTGTAACCTTTGGGTATGCTGTTGTCACAATACTTGCTGTGTTCAGATCTGATCTTTTCCTGCTCATCCAGCCTCCTTGTATTCGAACATGACATCCACGATCTGCCGAAATACACCAGTCTCCTCGTCAAAATCGTCCACATCGTTCTCGATGAACGCTGCATAGATGTCGATCATGCCGAGCGTACCCTTGAAACCGCTCAATGCCGATTTCAAAGACTGCGCCAGTTGTTTTGCGATCAATGGCGTATCGCCCCAGCAATCGAATTGAAAGCGCGCCTCTGCCCACGCCGATTGACCCGAGTGTGTGTACTCCAACGGACCACTAACGCGCTGGAACTTCATGCACGGTAGTGTCGGGCTTTGTGGCAAGGTCACCGGATACAAACGGGTAGACTGCAACGCCACCAGCGCGGGATAGGTTGTCAGATATGCTACAATGCCTTCTTCGATCATTTCGATACCTTGTCAACTAAACGCCGTACGCTGGCTGCAACGGTTTTCTGGATCTCCTCCCGGTGCTTATCCAATGTAGGCCGCATGAACGGTCTCGCCGCCATTTTGGCTGTGCCAAATTCCAACGGCGGTGCATATGCCTTATCGGTGAACACGATGGCGCTATTCCCTGAACGTTGTGAAGCGATGCTGCTCAACAGCGCACCATAATCAATCGCTGGTGTTTGCCCTGGTGCGGAAGCCGTGTGAAATTTCCTACCGCGCTTATAAATACGTCCACTCTTCGCACCATGAAATCCCTGTTTCAGCTTGCCTTCCAACACAAACGCACCCGCCAGAAGGGACTGGCCAAGGATTTCATCGCTTGTCCCTTCCAGGTTATGCAACTTTATAATCAGTGCATCCATACCTTCGACCTTGGTTGAATTGCTCATATGCTCGGCTCCACTCGCTGCAATCGCACGCGCAATCCGCTCGGACCTTGCTGCACGGGGCTAACAATCTGGTAAGTGATCGGTATCGTGGAATGGCCGAAGCGTTCCAGGATACGGATGCGATCTTGCAAATTCAGCGTGGTATCTATTGGCAGTCTCATGATCGCTTCCCATTTGACGATAATCCGCCCATCCCCTGCCTGTTCCTCACCGCCGCGCATGTCCAGCCCGCAATTTAGAATCTCCCCGTCCGTCCATGTCGGGACAGGATGATTGAGCAAGTCCGCAACCTCGCTGTAATGCATTAGCACACAGACATCCATCATTGCTGACTTCTGTGTATCTTGCATATGATTCAGTTCGGTTGCACTGAACGCTTTCATTCAAAATTGTCCTCATCTGCTTTGGGTGTGCTTTCCAATTCCACCGCCCGGAAACTCCTGCGGGAATGATAGGAGCGAGCATGCTTGGCTGCCATCTCATATTTCTGGCTGTGCGAATACGATCCACCATCGGCATCGAAATCGAACTCATCCGCGCAGGCAGCCGCCTTCTCATCCCAGATATCCCCGGCTGCGGCGTTCAGGTCATAGGTCTCTGTCCAGTTGTCATCGTCTGGGTCATAGCCGAAGGCATCCGTCAGGGGATAACGCTCGATTGCCTCAGCCAGGACAGAATCACTGTATGGGACGGTGGTAGGTTCGTTCACCATCCGTCTCAGGCGCTCGATCATGCCATTGGTTGCACTCATGGTTCCTCACAGATTGGGTGGTTATAGTTTCCCCTTCCATCCTTCCCGACCCCTCCACCTTGTAAACAGAGGGGGGATGTTTACAAGGGGAGTCAGGTCGGGCAGGTTAAAATTAGCACAAGTGTTCTAATTTGTCAAGGATGGAATGGGCTATGATCACGCGGTTCGGATGTATTGCACGAACAGCCTCCCCACGAATCCGCTTGAATCTGCGGAACCTGTGGCGGTGATGTACTGGCTGGTCCCCCACACCTGCGCTTCTCCTTTCGCCGCCAGTGCGGTCATACCATGGTATGCCTTGCCCGTGATGGCGCCGTTGATCGCCAGCGCGTTAATCATGTCGGTGTCACTGGTCACTGCATCCGCTGCCAATCCCACGTTGATGGTTGCCAAGCCAGTGGACGGGGAGTCCACGTACAGCTTCACATCCACGATGATCAGTGGCACACCTTCCGGGTTCGGCAATGCCGCGATCTCCCCACCTGCAAACAGGGCATTGCCCGTCAGGGGGATTTCAAGGCATCCGCTTTTGAATGTTGTGGTTGTCATCCTTCACCTCCTTAGTCTGTAAGAACGGCAAACGGGTAACGCGTGGCGTTGTTGGTGTTCATGCGGTTGATCGGATTCGGCAGTGCGAAGCCCAGGCGCATTACCGCACGCAAAGCCACCATGTCCTGTTGTGCCAAGTTATAGATGATGTTGCCTGCCCCATCCTGGATCACAGCCTGGTCGAGAACTTTATAGGTCACATCTTTGCGCATGGCATACACCAGTTGGGACCACTGCCCGCTGATCAACAGGGAGCTGGCTGCCAGGATCGAGCCATCGTCCGGGAAGTAGATCGGGGATCCATCCAACGAATACGCGGTAGGACCGGTCATGCCAGAACGGAAGATCGGGTTGCCATCCGCGTCACGCGCATTGCGCAGCTTGCCCTTCATCGAGATGTGCGCTACGGAACCAGTGACACTGTACCCATCTGCTTCCACAATCATGAAAAGACCATCCGTCCCATCTACCTTCTCACCCAGCAAGGCTTCATACAGATCGGTGTAAGCGGCTGCACTCACCACGTGGCTGGCTGCAGTTGCGCCTGCCACAAGACCAGCTGCACCCAAGTTGGTGGTCCAGGTGGCTGGGATATTGGTACCATACAGCACGGCTTGGGTGATTGCCAGGCTGAAGGCTTTTTCCAGTTCCGGGCGGACCTCAGCCCAGATGTCGTAATCGGTGTCATCCAGGACCGACTCGGGGATCGGGATGATCACCGCCAGTTCCTCGGCATCGATGTACTTGTTCGCCCAGCTCACTTCACTGGTCTGCTTCAAACCGGTGTCGCCTGAGACAAAGTAGGCGGTTGCCAACGCGGAAACCACAGGCATCCGTTTCTGGGAACGGCTCATATCCTGCAGGCGTCGCGCCAGTTGCATAAGGGGATTCACCCCCGCTACATTAGCGAGAAGTTCGTTTGAGACCTCCTCAGGGATCAGGGCAGCCACATCGCTGCGGCTCACCAGAGAGTTGTATGGCATGTCATTCTCCTTCTTGCGTTCATCGTCCAGCCGCGGAACGGATGAAATCGTTCATCCCGCCACTGGGTTTGGTTTTCTTCTCGGTCCCACTGCCCGCGTCACCGCGTGTGGGGTTGGAAGTTCCAAACAGTTCCGGGAAGAGCTTCTTCATCTCAACGAAGTCAGCCCGTCCATGTTTGTCAAAGAGCTCATCATTAGTCGCCACCATATACGCCAGCTTCAGGTTCTTCACACCTGCTCCATGCGCGGCTTCATAGAATTCCGCCTTGCGGTCTGCCGCTTGCAAGTCATCCGCCAGCTTGGTGAGTTGGTTCTGGGCTTCACTGCCTTTCTCAGCAGATTTCGCCAGGTCGCGCAGTTGTTTCTCCAGGCTCTTGCGGCTCTCCCGCTCTGAGTCCAGCGCACTCTTCAGCCCTTTGATGTGCCCTGCGATGAGGCTCTTCTGTTCGTCCGTCATGGCTTCCTGCCAGGACTCGAAGGTCATCGTCTTCCCTTCTGTTTGTTCATTGGTGGTTTCTGTACCACCTTCGCTGCCCGAGCCGCCTCCCGCGGCATCTGCGTCCAATAGCGGTTGAAACTTTCCATATTTTTCGTTCATAGTATTCTCCTCTCTGCCTCTCGCAGAAAATTGATCATCGAATTGGTTTGCATTCGTCTAATCTCCATTAACCGGGGTTGGTACATATGCCCCGCCCCACGTCGGATCCATCTCAAGCGTCGCCATATCTTCCAAGCGCGCGCCCTCCTGCCAGGCTTCATAGCGTCCCGCGCCAAGAATAGATCGTTGTGTTTCCTCATCCTGTCTTAGGAACCACTCGGTCCCGTTCTCAAACTCAGAGGCGCCTTCTGCACCGATCACCACGGGGACTGCCGTACAACGTCCCTGGTTGTGTTCATAGAATGAAAATAAATCCTCCACCAGCATCCCATCCGTGAAAAGGCAACCTGGACAAACGCGGTCATCGCGGGCAGACATTCGCCGATATCCACTCACCACCCCACTATTTCGATATTGCATCAGACTGGCTTCACGATAGGCACGCAGGGTTTCGGTTCGGGCCGTATTCATCGCTTGTTGCAAGCCCATTCCTAAGCCGTCCACCATCATCTGCGCCACGCGACGTGGGTTCAATCCCTGGACGACGCCGTCTACCAAAGCCTGGGTGATGGCATCGATCGCACCAGGGTGGATCTTCTCGAAATACAAGCGCAGCGGGCTTCCATCCCCTGCCAACCCGATCAGGTTCTCAATTGCCTGCACATTCAGGACATCAAACACTACCGGGATCTGCCCTGCCTCCAGATAAATGGTGCGGATGGCTTCAAGAGCATTCATCAACCCCATCCCTGCGGCTTCCCCCTGATGTTCGATCACGAAATCCGTTACCCAGCCCACGTAGCTGCCGGTCTCTGCCCGGACCTGCCACAGGAGCCGCACATATCGCTCCAGCCTGCGAATAACCGCCTCATTGATCATCTGTCCCGAGGATCGCAAATATGCCGCTTCGGTTGCCAGGGTGATGAAGTCGTCCTTCAACTTCTGCTCGATGCGCAGCCATTCCTCAGCCATTCGCTGCATCATCGCTTCTTCGCGAGCGATCAAGGCTGCTTTGTGTTCCCTCATCACCTGCACGATCCTTGGCTCAGGCATTGCCCACCTCAGGGGGACTGTCAAAGTTCTTGCGTGCCTGATCCAGATAAGCCTGCGCAATTTTGGCATCCCTAGTCTTTTGTTTTTGGAGATCGTTCATCACTTGCTGGATCTCCTCTTCGCTCTTGCCTTCCTCCCGTAGGCTGGTCTCCAACGGAACACCTGCCGTTGAGTTCATCTGTCTGGTCTCTGCCTGCGTCCGTGGTTGGATGGTCTCAGGGCGGTCAAACCGGATGGTGACATCTATCGATGCAACTTCCGATCCTGAATGCTTCAACATAAAGAGAGCAACATTCTTCCATTCAGGTGCATAGCGGTCGATGCGATCCTGCGCCTTCTTATTCAATGAGGCTTCCATTGCAATGAGCGCCTCGCCTGAGATATTGCTCCCAATCTGGAAAAAGTAATGCTTTGGGGTCCTGGTGATGGATGAGATTGCAGCCACTTGTTTTTCAATCCCATCCAGATAGTTGGATAATGGCGTTGCGTCGAACTGCCCCGCCTGCGTCTGCTGCCCCATCCCGTCCCCCGCTGGCAGGTCCCAGATCTCATCTGGGCTGTTCTTCAATTTCCCCTGCACCTCTGCGTTGCTGATGACATACCTCTGCTTGAATGCCCCAAACTCCGCCGCCACCATCATGTCGGTCAGGAGCTTGTTCGTCGCGTTCTGGATAGGGATCACGTTCTTCAGGTCACTGCGGATCTGCTTTGCCTTCCGAAAATGGAACACCGGCACTTCCCCGAACGGGTTCGGTCCGCTGGCTGGTTCCATCGGCAGGAACGCGCTTGCCTTGCTGACATCCTCTGCCTTTCCCTTGCTGATGTAGTAATCCAGGCGATCGCTGTAATAGATGGTCAGGCGCATTCTCGCATCATCATCCTCGTACCATTTCGCTGCAAATTGTTTAATGCGCGGGAATTCGGCGTCATAGAACAGATGACACAGGCGCGGATCGTTGTAATATGCCTCCATCTTCCCCTCAGCATTCTTCCAACAGATGAGGAATGCCTCGCCCGTGATCAATTCCGCCTCGTGCAGTTCATCGCTCTCCATCTCCAACTGCGATGCCTCCCACAACTCCTGCCAAACCTTGCTCGCCGCCCCTTTCACCTCAATCTTCCTCAGGTTGATGCGGTCCCTCACCGCGTCGATCACCACCGAGCACCAGTTCTGCGCAAAATACCCATCCAACCCCTGAAAGATCTTCTGCATCCGCGAAGAACTCATATACGTCAACGGCTGGTCGCCTTCGTAATAGGCGAACAACTTGTCGTATGGCTTTTTCTTTGCCTGCAAAGCCTCAAATGCTCGTTCCAGATCGGTACTCATCCTTGATAACTCTTCGCTTCCTTCTGAGATCTGCCGATCATCTCCAGCAGCTTGTTATATGCACTGGATGCCGCATCTACCTGGTCGTCATATCTCCCACGTGGAAAGGCAATGCACTCATCGATGAAGTCATCGTTCCATCCCGCCTGCAGGAGCAGGACCAATCCACCCTGGAACGCAGACTCGAGCGGCTCGGAGCGTGTCTCCTTATCACCCGTAAGCGGTTCGAATTTTGCAGGGAACCCCATCAATACCCGGTTGGTCGCCTCAGCCGAATCCTTGCCTGCCGATCCTGGATCCTGCTGATGCCAGGTGTGCACCTTCCCGTATTGCTCACGATCCTTCTCGGCAGCCGTGTGCATCTTCTGGTCCCGTTCATAGGAAGACCATTTCCCACGCACCACATCCAGGATATAGAAATAACCGTCCGTGCCGTATGCCATCAGCACACCCACCGTATGGTCGCCCTTCATGGAATTGGCTTTATCCCAATAGCGGACGATGAACTTGATCTTTACGCCCTCTGGCAGCTTAGTAAGGATCTTGAACCACTCGCGCTTGTAGTTCTGTCCCTGCTTCGGGAATGGCATCTGCTGGTACAACGCCTCGAAGTCATACACACCCATATCCGCCCGGGTGGATCTCATCCAGTTCTCGTCATACCACTGCGGACAGAGCGCCTCGCCCGCCTTTCGCCCAAGCGGGTCTTGCATCGGGAGATAGATCCCGTCCCGCATCAACTTTCTCTGCTCTTCCAGGTTCGCGGGATACGCCTCCAAAGCCAGACCCGGCAGGCACACGATCTCCCACTGGCTTGCCAAAGGATCCAGGATCATCTTCTGCATTAAGCGCCCCGCCAGGTCATCCGGGTGCCAGCGGGTGTGGAAAATCACCACCGCTGCATTCGGGCGCAGGCGCGTGCGGCTGGATGACTTGTACCAATCCTCCACCAGTTCCCTCCGCCCCTCGCTCTCCGCTTCTTCCCGGTTCTTGAACGGGTCATCCACGATGAACAGGTGTGCGGGCAAACCTGTGATGCCGCCTCCCACCCCTGCCGCTTTCACCCCTCCCCGGTATGGTTTTGCCAGGTCCCAACTCTCGTTCGAGCGGCTGTCCGATGACAATTCTACGGGCAGGATCTTGTTGCTCTTTGCCCCGAACACCGCCTGATATTCCTCTGCCAGCAACTGGTCCCGTATGAACCGGCTGTGCCTCGTCGCCAGGCTGTCGCCATAGGAGGTCAGGATGACGTGGCTGTCCGGCAGCAGTCCCAACAGCCACGCCGGGAAATTACGGCTTGCCATCTGGCTCTTGCCATGCTGGGGTGGCATCAGGATCATCAACCGCCCGATTCCGCGCTTTCCCCCGCTGGCAATATAGAGCGCCACCTGCTGCAGTTTCGCCGCCAGTAATTGGATGTGCGGAGGTGCCTCATAGCGTGGATCCACGTATTGGCAATAAGCCAGGAAGTTCTTCCGCGCATTTATGCGCAGTTGTTTTTCTTCAAAGGCCTCTTGCGGTGAGGTCATCAACCCGGCATCAGCCATTGGGAGCATGGATAATCTCCTTTTGGCTCGTTTGCAATTCTGCCTTTCTATCTTCGAGGAAAGCGATCATATGCAGGATCTCATTCAGGCGGATATTCTGTTCATCCAATATAGGCGATGGAGTGACCATCTCTCCGGTCACGCTCATCAATGTCTCGCCACCATATCTCACTGCCGCGAATTCATCCCGCAGGGACCACAAACGTGCCCACTCTTCCTTGCCAACATTTACCACTTCCAAAGCAGGGTGTGTGGTCTTGGTTGCCAGCGAACCGATCTGGAGTGAGTTGACATCTGCCTCAGTACGTACGCGCACACCTTTGCTTGCCAGGACGGTCACGAGTAGTTTCGGTTCGCCAAAAGCACACCGCGTCAGATAAGGCAGTGGATCCACCGTGTACCCAGCCCATGTTTTCACAAAGTCACCCTCTGGCTGGCTCGGCAGGATCACTTCGAAATGCAAATGCGCCCCACTTGAGGCGCCATCGATCGGATCATTGTCCCTCGGGTCCCCGCCCATCTCACCGATCAGATCTCCCCCAACCACAGCCTGACCCTCTTGTACGTTGATCTTGTGCAGGTGCGCGTACAGCGTCTTGAAACCCCCATGCTGTAGGATGACATGCCGCCCATATCCATGCAGGTTTACAAGGCTGGCGGTTTCCACACTCCCATCCCCCGTGGCATAGATGGGAGTTCCCACCGGTCCGGCGATATCCACGCCCATATGCCTCCCTCTCGGACCCGGGTACACGGCAAAGTTCACGTTCCCCCAAGCCTGTGTGATTAGCAAGGTCGGTGTGGTCGGGAACGCGTACGTCATCGGAACACCTTTGCGATTAACGCCAGCAGGATCGCTGTGATCGTCCACATGAAAACCTTATAGAACGTCCACATGGGATGGAACGATTCCAGCTTTTCGTAAATATCGATCACCGCGGTGAAGAGCAGGCGGTCGCGCGTATCGATATCGACCGACCTGCCCTCCCGGATGATCTCCCGCATTTCGCGGATCACGTCTGTGTTTCCGTTAGCCATTTCTTTTCCGAGGAGTCACACTTGCACCGCACTGCGTTTGGTGCAGTGCAGGTGTTGCGAGCAGAGCGATGCTATCTTCTCTCACCGACGCGCCACTGGCTGAAACCCCTTCACCGTCGCATGCACCCCAAACGCGCCCAGGATCGACACCAGCAACGTCAAACCGATCGAAACCGAAGGCGCCGCGTTCGCAGGCACCGCCGATAACAGCGCATTGAAGAAATAGATCACCGTGGTGACGATCGATGCCGCAATTGCCGCCCCCCAACCACTCAAGTCCACGCCCACCAGCTTCGACAGCGACTTTAATCCCTGTGTCACCAGGTAACCGATCCCCATTGCAATCAGCGCCTGCAACTCGGCAGGCAGGTCAACATCGCTCATGGGTGGCTCACTCCCCTGTGCAAACGCAGGCGAGACCGCAAAGGCAACCACAAGCATCACGATGCACAGAACGAACAAACGGGTTTTGACTTTCATGGATTCTCCTCTTTGAATAATCCCCGCTCCGCTCGGAGAGTTAAATAAAAAAGCGCCCGACACCTTTCGGTGTCAGACGCTCATACTGACAAATTCGGCCTCACCAGTATGTTAGGCCTGCGGAGTTATTCAGTTGAAAAGTATTTTATACCCACTTCCTCTCCGCGTCAAGGTTTTTAGAACATACGTACTATTTTAGTTAAACCAGCATACCTTCTTTATGGTTGTGGTATGGCTCCGAAGAGCGAATATAGCCAATTCAACTGATCAGTTTGGGTTGGTTCACCAGTAACAAGGTCAAAAGTGTAGGCAACATCATCCTTTCTTGCAACCAATTGGTTATCTGGTGTCCATTGAAAATAGTCCCAACCTCTATTAAGACATTTGGTGTTCTTTTCAACCAAATTTATTATACAAGGCTCGCTATTGCTATCAAGCGTAGCAACACTCCCATGAATATCTATCCCGTAGAACAATAAATAAATACCGTTTGGAGAGGCTTCATCAAAGGACAAGATAGAATGGTTAGTTGAAACATTCATGATCATCTCGGGTTCTTTCAATCCATCAGCTTGTATTGAATATACTCCACCTGAAGTCCTTGAGCTGGCAATACGCGTGTACAGGATAATATTTTGACTATCTCGAGACCAGGTATATCCCTCTATCTGAATATTTTTCGGCATAGGTAGTTTGATGGGTGATGATTCTCCCTTTCGTAATACAAATAAATCAGCAAGGTTACTTTCCTCTTCCACCATTTGCATGGTCATCTTATGATTAATGAACCACGCATAAGCTAACCGATTTGGAGAATAGGTTGGTTGTTCACCAGAATAGCCAGGTTTTTGAACAGTGGATTCAGTGACATTCACTATACAAATTTCTGTTTCCTCTCCCCCAGTGCGACAAGTATCAAGAAAATTATCTCCATCCCAATTTGCTAGTTTCCGAAAGATCCTAGTATCAGATCTCGTAAAAATATCCGAGAATTGATTTTTTTCACTTCCATCTGCCTTCATCTTCCATAATTCATAACCCATCATCTCCTTATATCGCCCATATATAATCCATTTACCATCAGGTGACCAACCATAAAGTTTTTTTCTATCTCCCGGCTGATCACTGGTGATATTTAATTTATTGTCTCCGTTTGGTAAGCTCACCCAAATGTCTCCAAACAATAAAGGAAAAGGTTCTGTCCCGATTAATTTAAAGGCGACCAATCCATTCATTGGGAAACCGCCAAAGGGTGTAACTGTTGGCGTAGGAGTCATTGTAGGGGTATGGGTATTTGTCGGCGTTGGTATCGGGGTTAGCGTAGCCGTCCCCGTCATCGTGGGAGTGATCGTCGCCGTCGGCGCAACTACCGAAAAACTGCTACACCCCGTTAGCACAAAACAAAGAACGATAACAAGCAGCATTTTCATAATTCAGTCCTCCTCGGTATTATTTTACCCCCGCCGAAATAAAAACAATAATATTCCCCCTAATCCTTCATGAATTATTTTGTCTTTATTTCAAAAACTACTTATTGGTATTATTTCCCTTAATCATTTTCCCTACCTGCGTCGCTCCCTCCAACATAAAATTCATCTGCCGCAGGATCTCCACCTGCCTCCAACTCGCCCTCGAAACCTCACTCACTTCTTCCCCAATCCTACTTACCTCCGAAAAACAACGCTGGAGCTTGTTCAGCTCCAGCGCATAAATCTCCTTCGGGTCGGTAATGTACTTACTCATGGAACCACCACCTTCACCGCTTTCCCATCCCGGTTATAAACGATGTGCTTGGTTGGCTCCTGTTTGTATTCCCCCGTCCCGTGCAATTGATCTCTAAGCTCCGCCAAGATCTCCGCGTAGCTGTTCAGGTCACCCACGTGCCCCCAATTATGCCCGCCCTTTGCCAATGCTTTCCGGTCGTGCTTCACCAACCCTGTCTCGATTTGCTTCAGCAGCTTCTTGATTTCTGCCTGTTTCTGTTGATATTCCTTTAAGGGATTATTCTGGTTTTTCATCGCTTGTTCTCCTTTGTTGCTACCAGTAGGCCGTACTAGTCACAGGAAGTCAAGCCTCACTGATTTCTGATAACTGGCAACTGACCACTGATTTGCGCCCACCTCTCAATCGTCACCGCCGCATACAAAGGATCCAGCTCCACTGCCCTGCACTTCCTCCCCAACTGCTCGCACACGATCAACGCTGTCCCGCTCCCCACGAACGGATCCAGCACCACGTCCCCCGGCAGCGACGAGTTCATCAGCGACCGTTCCACTAACTGCAGCGGCTTCATGGTCGGGTGTTCCTCTGAGCGTTTCGGTCTGTCGATCTGCCACACATCCGACTGCTTCCGGTCCACCACCTCCCGGATCCTCGCCGCGTTCCCCTTCCATCCATACCACAACGGCTCAAACTGCGTGTGATAATCCTTCCTCGATAGCACCAGTTGATCCTTCACCCACACGATCGTCGACGACCAGTGGAATCCCTTCTCCCTCAGCGCCTTGTCGATCGTTGGCCACTCCTGCGCGCCCATCACGAGGTAGATCATCGCTCCCGCCTGGCACGCCTCCCAAATGCTCATCACCGCCGCCCGCACGAACTCCGGGTACTTCTCTCCCAGGTTGTCGTTCTTCATCGTGCGTTTTTTGTACCCCTGTGCATTGTCCTCCTCAATGCGTCCGCCATAATCCACGTTCCACGGTGGATCCGTCCAGCAGATCTGCGCCAACTCTCCCTGCATCAATGCGGACATCAAATCTGCGTCCGTGCAATCCCCCACCGCTAGCCGGTGCGCTCCCAACTCCCATACCTGCCCCATCTCCACCTCCCACTTCTCGACCAGCGACTCACCCTGCTCGATCAACTCCGCCACGTCCGCCTTCTCCTCGACCTTGCCCTGTTCTATTCCCGCCAGCAATCCCTGCAATTCCTTGTCCAAAAATCCCAGCGCGTCGAAGTCCATTCCCGCTGCAGCATCTTCAGCGATCACCTGCGCATCCCATGCCAGGTCCAGTTCCGCCACCCGGTTATCCAGGTACGCCAGCCTGCGCGCCTCCCCGCTCGTATCTTCCAGATCAAGATCCTGCCTCTGCACCACTACCAGTTCATCCCGTCCCGTAGGCACAACGCGGATCTTCAACCCAGCCTTGCGTGCCGCGGCCAGTGTCTTATTGCCTGCAATCACCTTCCCATTCTTATCACTCAGAATGGATCTCCCCGCCCCCAACTCTGTCACGGACTGCTCGAGCAGTTCCCGCCCGCGCTCTGTGCCTTTGTTGGCATTGCTTTTATCAAAGGTCAAATTGTCGCTCATTGCTGGATCTCTCTGGTAAATAAAGCAGGCTTCAATCCGGTCAGCACATTCCATCTTTCCAGTGTGGCTGCCACGTATGCAGGACTCAATTCCACCCCGCGACAGATTCGCTTCATGACCTCGCAGGCGATCAATGTCGTGCCGCTCCCGCAGAACGGCTCGAACACGATCTCATTCTTCCGCGAATACAGCATCAGGTGTCTCAGCGGCAATTCAATCGGGAATGCTGCCTCGTGGCCGTTCGCCCTTGCCGTCCCCTTGATGTCATCCCAGTACGACCGCAACGCCCACGGCGCTCCCGTCCATTCCCCGCCGCGCTGTTTCCCCTGGGTGTTGTAGAACGTCATCAACAGGCTAACATCCTGATCATTGAATGTGTCATCAAATCGGCGCACCTCCCCTTCCTCGTGCTCATACGTTGCCAGGAATTCGTTGTGCTGGTCAATGATGTCTGTCTTCGGCGATGTTGCCATCAACTGCCCCTCCTTGATCCAGTGCCGCACGTGGCGCAGGTTCCATCCCAACGGTCTCAGCGCATTTGTCCACTGGTCGATCAACAACAGCACGTGCCGCTTCGCCTTCTTATCCAGCGCAGTCGTAAATCCCGTGCCCGTATTGATCACGATCCTGCTCTCATCCCGGCGCACCACCGCATTCAGCACTTTAGCGATTTGCTCAATAAATGCCGCGATCTCTTCCTCGCTCGTCTGTGTCTCATAGCCCTTCCCCACCCAATACGGTGGACTGGTAAAGCACAAAACAGCCTTATCCTTCTCCATGAGTTGATCAATGTTCGCCAGAACTGTAGCGTCTCCACAGACCAACCGGTGGACTCCCATCTGCCAGACTTGTCCCTGTTCCACTCCCCACTTCTGGACCAGTTCCTCCCCCTTCTCACGCTGGTCCCCGGGATCCTTCCCCGCGTCATCCCCAACCCCTGCCTGTTCCAGCAACTGGCGCAGTTCCCCTTCCAGAAAGCCCATACCATCAAAATCCATCCCCGCTGCCGCGTCCTCAGCGACCTGTTCTGCATCCCAGTTCAGATCCAGCTCACTGACGCGGTTATCCAGGTATGCCATCCGCCTCGCCTCGCCAGCAGGATCGTTGAGCGCGAGGTCGTCCCGTTGCACAGCGATCAACTCCCCGCGCTCCGCCTTCACCACCCGCACCTGCAGTCCTGCCTCCTGTGCGCCTTCGAAAGTTTTATTTCCCGCAATGATGTTCCCATCCTTGTCCAGCAGGATCGAGCGCCCTCCACCCAGTTCCTGCAACGACTGTTTGAGCAGCTCCCTGCCTCGTTTCGTTCCCTTGTTTGCATTATGTTGATCAGGACTGATCGTCATCCTTCACCTCTGCCTCTAAGGCTTTCACCAGCTCATCCAGTTCTGCATCGGTCTTCACCCCTGCCTGTCCCCGCGCCGTCAACGCTGCCAGGATCTTATGCGCAGGCATGTAATCCCCCATCAACTCCAGTGCCAGCTTCCGGTCATTGTGGCTCTTATACTCAGGCTTCACCGCCACCGCCACCAGCGCCGTAAAGATTTCTGCCCTGTGCTTGAACAGCGGACCTGCCTGCATCATCCGCACCATCTCATCGATTGCCGGGTTCTTCTTCCTCCACGTATTGATTGCCCGGTCGCTGGTCAGCCCCAGGTGACTTCTCGCCAGGTCATCCTGCGTCTTCGGTTCTCTGCTCCCCCTCGGCGTGGACGCCCAGGCAATGTACGCCGCCACCCTCCACGGCCACCCACCCTTGCACAGCTCCAGGTAATCATCCAGCCACCGCGGCGCTCCGATCTTACCGAACATATTCTCCAGCCCTGCCCGCGCAGCCTCACTTCGAAGGCGGTCATCCTCCACCGTCCTTCCCACTTCCGCCTCCGGCAGATCCAGCGCTAAAGGCAGTTGATACCCAAACTTCAATATCGGCATATCTCCTCAATCTCCCTTCCCCTAAATCCCGTTCTTTGTATTTGGGGGAAGGGACGGGGATGGGGGCTTAAATGACGAACGCCCAACATGTGGACTGCGGGCCCGCATATTGGACGTTCGGATTCTATTTTAGAATATGCGTTCTAGTTTGTCAAGGATTTTTACAATCCACCACTAATGAATTTTGATTTCTTCATGTGGATCTTCCTTTGGTCGATTTTTTTATTATTTTCCCCACAATAAATCTATTACATCACCAGAATAAATTTGCTTTTCTTGTTTTGTCTTCACATCTAATAAATATATTCCGTTCTCGGTCAGAAAAGCGATTATATTTCCATCGGATGACCAAACAGGATTATAGCCATCTGTTGAAGAAAGTTGTGTATTTGAGCCTGACAATACTTCAATAATATAAATTCCCTTAGCAAACTCATATAACCCATAATTTGGGAGGCCATTTCCATAAGCAATATAATTCCCATCCGGAGACCATGATATACAACCATGCACACCCCTTTGGATAATCACGGGTTGTGATCCTGGACCCGCATCTAGTATTGCGAGGTTTGGAATACCGACATTACTATTCTTGTCCAATTTGGAAACTGTTAAAGCCAATGTGATGGCACTAGGATTCCACCGCATGCAGCTCATATAACGATAGTAGTCTAAATTTACCCCATAATCTTTAGGATAGGACGGATTTCCATTATCATCAATAGCTACCCACGAAATGGTGGGACTCGAACCATAAGGGTCGTACTGTACTGCAATCTTACCATCCTTAGAAACATCCGAACTGCCATAGCCGAGGGTAAAATTATCTGGCGTTATGTCTTTAGAATTATTAGTTGATGGATCCACAAGCAACAAGCTATTATGTGACCAAATCAAAATCTTGGAATTATTAACCCAAGAAAAAGTTGCATATCCTATATCGCTCAAAACTACAACTTGTTGAATTTTTCCTGATAAGATGTCCAATGCATTTAAGTGATTATCTCTGGTTCTAAAATATAATGTGTTAGGTGAATTGGCAACAGTGGTTTTGGTCGCGGTTGGCGAGGGTGGATAAAAAGTACTTGTAGGTACATTGTCCACAAGATAGGAATTCTCCGTAGGAATTTCGGTAGGTCTGCGAGTCGATGTTGCCTGTATCGATTGCGAATTTGAACCATTGGTTGAAGAATTACTGCCTAATAGAATTATGATGGCAGCAATAAATAACCCTATACCAAAGAAAACCGCCAATCTTGAGCTATCTTTATGACTGAAGTGGTGTCCGCAATAAGGGCAATATATTGCTCCGTCAGGAACAAAATGCTGATCTGGGCAAGTTTTCAT